AGTGAAGAACTATCAGCAATGCGTATTGATTCGATGATAACTGATACTAAAACAAAAGAAGTGTTCAGAGACTTGGACAATGTTGAAATGAAAGTGAAGATGAAGCAAAAAGCATCTGGAAACTTTCAAATTAAATATATGCCGGCACAGTCTACAGTTAATGATCTTAGAGCATTTACTAGAGAACTACAAATACAAACAGGAAAGAAACTAGACTTTATGTGTGTTGACTATTTGGATTTGTTAATGCCTGTCAGTGCTAAAGTAAGTCCTAGTGACTTGTTTGTTAAAGACAAATATGTCTCAGAAGAATTGCGTAACTTGGCAAAAGAATTAGATATAATCTTTGTAACGGCATCACAGTTAAACAGAAGTGCAGTAGAAGAAATCGAATTTGATCACAGTCATATCTCAGGTGGTATCAGTAAGATCAACACAGCAGATAATGTGTTTGGTATCTTTACATCACGCAGTATGAGAGAACGTGGCCAGTATCAAATTCAGTTGATGAAGACAAGATCAAGTTCTGGTGTAGGACAGAAAGTCGAATTAGCATTTGATATTGAAACATTACGTATCACAGACCCTGGTACTAATGCTCCAACTCAGAATACAGCACAACCGTCTGCACAATCAATCATGGATAAGTTTAAAACAACATCACAAGTAGGAGCAACTGATCAAGCAGTACATGAACAAGTTGATACACAACAAAAGAAAGTAAATGGTGATGTACAAGGTAGCAAACTCAAGTCATTACTGAACACATTGAAAGACAAATAATATCCATTTTGGTTACCCAAGACTAAATAGTAGTAAGGAATTACACTTATGCAAAAGAAAACAAAAAGCCTGCTAGAAGAACTAGAAAATTTCGGTACTAACCGGGATATTCCGCATATTGTCGAATCACGCGGCAATAATATCATCACTAGTGCTGTTAATCTAATTGAATTTATCCAGCGTAATTATGATGATAATCAGGCTGAACAGTTAGAAAAGAAATTATTAAGTGCTATTCGAGGACGAGATAAAAGTCGTTTCTCAAAGACAATTAAAAAATATCAAGGATAATAGATGAAGTTTGATGACGTTATCGTCAAGGAAAGTTTCTTAGGCGACATAGGCAATAAAATGTTTGGGCGCCAGAAAGGCGGCGATAAATCTCCTGCTCCCAAAGTGATGAAGGGAATTAGTACAGGCGGTGAAGTTACTTATGTAGATAAACTAGCAAAGAAACTCTTTGTAGCAGACTTTATGAGTGATGTAGTATCATCAATTGATGCAGGCCTTAAGTCAGGACTAATTATTCATCCAAACCCTGTAGACACAGGTGCAGACATAAAAAAACCGTATGACAAATACAACGAACCTACATATAAAAGGCAAGGTGTACCTGAGCCAAAGTTAAATACAGCAAAGCCTGGCAGAAAGATAGACCCTAAAACAGGTAAATTCGTTCAGGGTAATCAGAGTGGTAGACAATACGCAGAATCTTATATTTCACTAGACAAAATCTTAGAAAGTATAATTGAAAACAACGGCGAAATATCTAATCCAGGTGGCGGCAGACAACTACACGAATTTTTATCAGACTGGTTCGGCCAGTGGATGACAGGAGTTGAACTTAATAAAAGTAAAGATGTGTTTAAAGAGATATTCGACAAACTACAAGTAGAATATGATAACTCTCCGGATCCATCAAAGCCGAATATTGATAGAAATATTCTTAAGCAATTAGCCGACGGTGCATGGGCTATATCTGCATCTTCTCCCAAGTCAACACTACCTAAAGGTGCCGAGAACGCAAAAGGCAAAGATGAGATTGAAGCAAGTCTTACAACAAATAAAGTCTCTGGTAAGGCACCAAGGGCCCCAGCACAGAAGCCAGCAGTACAAATTCCAGTTGGAACACAAGATACTATGGGCAATAGAAACTATGTATGGAAAGGCGCACAATGGCAAGACGTACAGAGTAAGCAAATGGCTCCTAAAGAAGTACAACAAGCATTAACTCAACAACTGGTTAAAAAACAAAAAGCCAGGCGTGGTGTAGGCATGTCTACCCCAGCAAAAGCAAACGTAGCAGAGTCTAAAACTAATTCAGCAATACGAGCAGAAAAAATCGCACTATTGAAAACGAGGTAATAATGAACCTCAGTGAATCTATCTCTAATACATTACGTAAATTAGAAAAAATCAATTTAGTCGAAGGCTCAGGACATTTAGAACATCCTGAAGACCTTGTATTCCTAGGCGATGAACAAGGCGCCAGACAAGCAATCACACAAATAGAAAATACTATTAAACAACCCGGAACCATTACAATCAAATGGGACGGTTATCCTGCATTGATCTTCGGTCGTGGTAAAGATGGCAGATTCTCTATTATGGACAAGCATATGTTCAATAAGAAGGATGGTACAGGTAGACAAGTATTCTCACCGGAAGAATTTAAAGCATACGATGATGGTCGACAAGTAAACAGGGGAGACTTGTACAGTATTATCGCAAGAGTCTGGCCTGGACTTGAAGCATCAGACAGAGGAGCTACAGGCTTCTATTGGGGAGACTTATTGTTTAGTGAGCCGTTAGTAGAAAATGACGGTATATATACATTTAAAGCAAATCCCGGCGGTATCACATATACTGTTGTGGCTGATAGTGAGGTTGGCCATCTACTTTCTGATAAACAGGCTGCCATTGCAGTACATCAATTCATTCCACCGAATGCAATGACAACTGATGAAGCAGAATCACTTAACGGAAGCATAGGTACATTAAAGCAAAATTCAGAAGTTGCAATCGTACCTAGTAAGATGCCTATTACACCTAATTTAAAACTTAACAGTGATCTAAAGAAAAAAGCAGAAGCAGAAATCAATCAAAACGGTGCTAAAGTTAAAGCATTATTTCAAACAGCACCTCAAGCACGTAATGGATTCAATATGTTGTTTACTGTCTTTGTTAATAAAAAGATTGTGTCAGGTGATCTAAAAAATCTATACAATGACTTCATTGAATTTGTCACGCATAGAAAGATGACTGACTCAATGAGAAACAAACTTATGATGCATTTTGAAGCACATAAAGAAGGTATCATAGGGGCATTTAAAATATGGATTGCTCTATACAATCTTAAACAAAACGTTGTCGAGCAACTTGATAACGCCGCAAAGTCAAGTCCTGTCAAAGGATTCTTAGATGACGGCACTGAAACACATGAAGGTTTCGTTGCTAACGGACTCAAGTTTGTCAATCGAATGGGCTTTGCTCGTCAAAATTTAGCCGCTAGAGGCTAACCAACTCCCGCATTTTCTTTGCAAAGGACTAAATATTAGTATGAACCTCATGGTGAGGGACAACAAACTACAAGGCTCGGAACGAGTCTTTTTAAAAGGAAAAGAAAATGGCACAATTTACAAGAGCAAATGGTGACTTTTATCCAGTATTACGTTTAGACGCAACTGGATACACAAACCCAGGAGTTAACGCAGTTTCAACAGGTATGACAGTTCAGCCTCAAGGACCTAAGTTAGACTTCTTTAACATCCAGATGACTGACATCGCGGCTAACACAACATTAGCAAACATTAGCATGTTAACAATTCAGCAAAACGCAATTGTTTACATCTATGAGTTTACTGATGATGCTTCTGATGATCTAGCAATCGCAGTTTACCCAACAGCGGCTTGGACCACAACTACTTTGGCAGCGGCAATCGACGCGGCTACTGGTGGAACATCTACTGTTACTGCATCAGCAACATTCACTAACTAAGAAATTAGTTAAAGAATTAAAAAGCCTCTTTTATTAGAGGCTTTTTTTTGGCTACTAAATAGTAATATGAAAACTATAACGTGCTTCACCTTATTTGATATAACACATACTAATGTGCTAAACAGATCAAAGCCTATAGGTGAGAATCATCAGTTATGGAAAGTTCAACGAAATTCACAAGCAAACTTTGACACTATCTTACAGTGTATCAGTTTACGAGGTAGTCCAGACATTCTGCATTACCCGCACAGAATAGAAAACAACACTCATACGGAAAGCCCATTTGGATTCTTAATGGACTACGCAAAAGATTTTTGGTACTGGAGATTTGATTTCCATGTACAAAACAATGCAGTATTCAATGACACTATAGACTGTTTAGGTTATCTTACAAAAGATTGCCATGAAATACCTATGATAAAGTGTGGTACAGAAAGTATAGAATTACCTGACTTTTTAGATACTACACCGGAATTGAATAACATATACTTTATGGAGAATGTATGAAAAAGAAGACGAATGTGAATGATGCCAGAGATAAAATTAAACACATGTTTAAAGCAGAGATGATTAAAGAATTACAACATCTTTATATCAGTAATGATAACAATGGTATTAAAGCATTTGGCAAGTTTAAAATACGCAATCACAAGAATACTGGATTGTTTACTGTTGCTGAATCTCATTGGG